GTTGTCAAACTTGCAAACATAATGAAAAGGGCGTGGACGAAAAACCCTGCGTTGATTGTGTTCGAGACGATGAACTGTCCTATTATGAATCAATGCAAATTATCAATGAAACAATTGAGCATCACAAAAAGGATGTTGACAATTTTCATCCTGAATCATTCGATTCATACGGTAAAGAGTGGAGAATAATGTCAGTTGATGGTGATGTTTTGGCAAAAAAGACGGTAACAGGAATTGTGTTTCGTTTCCCTGATGGATCAGAAAAGATATTCACCTATAATGGGCTTTTCAATGGTGTGTTAATCGGGCGGTGTAAGGATTGCGAGAGTTTTGACCCTTTCAAAGTGGGCGCAAGTTGCCAAAATTCAAGAGGCGGCAAAAACCCAGGTCCAACATTCGGTTGCATTGAGTGGAAAGCGAAACCGTGATTTTTAGTGATAAACGAATTTACCATCTCGTTGAGCCGCTTGTAACGATGAACAAAAAAACAAGGGAGAACTTGCGAAAAATGAAACGCGAATTATTCAAGAATCAATGCAGCACTGAAGAAATGTGGCTGATGCAGATTGTTTCATCGGGCAAAATGTCATTCAAGGAATTGGCTGAGGTGCTTGATTACTCGGAATTAGGGATAACCAAAAAGTACAACAATGCGGTTAAGAAACTTGCATGGCAGAACAACAGATAAGGTCAAGCGGTCAAACTACAGTTTAAAAGCTCCTTAATATAAGGGGCTTTTTTTAATGGACAATGAACGATTACCTGAAATTGATAACCTTCATAATGATGAAAAATTCCGCGACCTTGGCAATCAACAGGGTGTAACAATGGGTGAAGCCCTGTTTGTTTCAGCATTGCTTGCAGATCCGCTCATGTGCAAAAACAAAGCCGCTTTCGACGCGGGATACAAAAGCCCAACAGCAGCCTACACGCTACTGAAGAAGGACAGGGTGCTGAAAGCCATTGAAAAGGGCATAAATGAGCGAATATCACGCACGCTGATTACACAGGATAGAATAGTCAACGAGCTTGAAAAGATGGGCTTTGCTGATGTTAAAGAGATTCTGAATGTTAAAAACGGCGTTATCGAAATCAAAAACATGGACAGTATAGCCAACAGCGCATCAATCGAATCAATCAAACAGGAAACATATTACGATAAAGGCATTGGACAGGAAGTGACACGCACTGAAATTAAGATGCACAGCAAATTACAGGCGTTGAAGATGCTCGGCGAACATTTGGGAATGTTTACAAAGAAGCTCGAAGTGAAGGGCCTAACCGGCGAAGTTCCCGCGCTTGTAGTGAACATTAACAAAAATGGTACTTGATTTACATGCAAAACAGGGACAGGCTTTTTTATCTGAAGGCACTGAACTGCTTTTTGGCGGTGGTGCAGGCGGGGGAAAATCACACTTGATGCGCGCGGCTTTAATTTCTTGGTCTTATGATATACCGGGCTTACAGTCGTACCTGTTTCGACGCACTTTAGACGATTTACTTATGAACCACATGGACGGCCCAACCGGTTTCCCGATTATGCTTGCTGAATGGATTGAAAAGAAATGGTGTAAAATCAACTACGGGAAGAACTTTATTGAGTTTTGGAACGGTTCAAAAATTCATTTATGCCATTGTCAATACGAAAAGCACGTTTACAAATATCAAGGGCCCGAAATCCATGTACTTGCCATTGATGAATTAACTCATTGGATTAAAAAAATGTATCGGTTTCTCAGGTCGCGTGTGAGAATCGGGGGGCTTGAAATTCCTGAAAAGTATAAAGGGATGTTCCCGCGAATTCTGCTTTCTTCAAACCCTGGAAACATCGGGCATAATTGGGTTAAAAAAGACTTTGTAGACTTAGGACCGTACAACTTAATGAAGATGCCGCCGCGTGAAGGTGGCATGAAACGTATTTTCATTCCATCGCTTGCGATTGATAACCCTACATTGACCGAAAATGACCCTACGTACATGGATAAGCTCGAAGGTCTTGGAAATCCAGAACTTGTAAAAGCCATGAAATCAGGCGATTGGAATATCGTTTCCGGCGGCATGTTTGATGATAAATGGTGCGAAGAAATACATATACTTGACGATTTTGCAATTCCTGCAAGATGGACCGTGTTCAGAGCTTTCGATTGGGGAAGCTCAAAGCCTTTTTCAGTTGGCTGGTATGCCATTGCTGATGGAACTGATGTGGCTATGCCTGATGGCAATTACAGGTCATTCATCAAAAATTCATACTTTCGTATAGCTGAATGGTACGGCTGCGTTAACGGCGAATCAAACGAGGGGTTGAAGCTCACTGCGCGGGAAATAGCACAAGGAATCATGGAACGGCAGGAATCATGGAACATTTTGAAAAACAGGCACATAATGAGCGGTCCTGCGGATTCAAGCATATACGCAAAAGATCGGGGCGAAGCTCAGAACAGCATTGGCGAGGATATGGAAGATGAAGGGGTTTTTTGGGAACGCTCGGACAAGTCACCCGGCAGCCGCGTGAATGGATGGGAAATCATCAGGGGCAGGCTTGATGCAGCGTTAAAAAGCCCGCAGGAAGATGAAGCACTTTATTTTTTCAAATCCTGTAAAGATGCAATTGCATTACTGCCAATTATGCCGCGTGACGAAAACAACACAGACGATTTAGACACGAAATCAGAAGACCATATAGCCGATGAACTGCGCTATGCTTGCCTGCATCAATTTGCAACAGGCACACAAGCCAAATTAAAGGGAGCTTCATAAAAAATGGGCATTGATACCAAACACAGACTTTATAGCGCGTTTGAAACGCAATGGGAAAAATGCCGCACGCTTGCAGAAGGCGAGGACGCAGTCAAAGCAACAGACAGTTATGACAATGGTCAGCTATTCCTTCCCGCGCTAGAAGGGCAAGACCGTAATGAATATAACGCATACAAAAACCGCGCAACTTTTTATAATGCAACAGGGCGCACAATTGAAATTCTGAAAGGCTTGATTTTCAGGAAAGATGCTCAAAAAGATACAGCCAATGCGCAAATCGATAAATTCCTTGAATCGGTGACAGCATCAGGGGAATCAATTGATACCTTTGCAAGGCAATTAGTTGACGAGATGCTCACAACAACAAGGGGCGCGGTACTTGTAGATCACCCACAAGTTGCTCTTGTGGATGAAAACGGCAATGCAATAATCAGGACAGTCGCGCAAGTTGAGGCCATGAACCAAAGGCCGTATTTCTCGTTTTACAACTCAGAGTCGATTATCAACTGGAAAACAGCTATCAAAAACAACGAGGATATCGTTGAGTGGGTTATTTTGAAAGAGATCCGCGAAGTTGTGGACCCGGGCGATGAGTACAAATATGACCCAATAGAAGTCTACCGAAAGCTATATTTGAACGAATCAGGGCAGTACATACAAGAAGTACACGGGAAAGACGATAAAGGCGATTTTATCATCATTGAAGGGCCAATAATGCCGCTCATGGGTGGGAAATCGCTTGATTACATACCATTTTATTACTTCAACGGCACAAATATGAATGTTGCGGAGATAAACAAGCCTGTTTTGCTTGATTTGGTGAATGTCAACATCAGTCATTACAAGTCAAGTGCGGACCTTGAGCACGCACTACATTACACAGCATTGCCGACCGCAGTAATAACCGGGCTGAATAAAGATGGCAATGAGCAGTTTTATATTGGCTCGGCGGCAGCATGGTTATTGAAAAAAGATTGTACAGCATTTTTCCTTGAATTCCAGGGGCACGGTATTGAACCGTTGCGCGAAGTTTTGGGTGACAAAGAACAGCAAATGAGCAAATTAGGCGCAAGATTGCTTGCAGGCGAAAAAAAGGCAGTTGAGGCAGCACAGACGGCAGAGATCAACCGTTCAGGCGAGTCTGCAACGCTGGCAGATAAAGCAAACCTGATTAGCGTTGTGTTGACGCGTGCAATTGAAACAGCGATGGAATGGCAGGGCGTTAAGGGCGTTATTTCTTATTTACTCAACACCGATTTTATGCCTTTAACCATACCGCCGGAAACCTTGAACGCATGGATGCAATCATGGCAGTCGGGTGGAATGAGCTTTGAGACCCTTTATTACAATATGCAGCGTGGAGAGCTTACAAGGCCAGGTGTGTCAGCAGAAGATGAAAAGGAAATCATTGATGCTGAAATGCCTGAAATTGAAACAACAGACTCAGGTGAATAATGAAAAACATGAATGAACGCATTTCAGAACAGTTAATCAGCCATGCTGTAGACCTGTCAAGGGTTAGCACTGATATGAAATTGCGTATAGTTGGCTTTTTGCATAACCTCGAAAAAACGCTTGTGAAGCAATTGCAGGTTGCGAACCTTACACCCCGCGCAACTAAGCGCACAAAGGCGTTAATCGTGCAGGCAAATGCAACGATTGCAAAATATTACAACGATATTGCGGCTATGAGTTCAGAACATTTACAGGATGTTTCGCAACTTGAATTTGATTATTTCAGGAAAACTGTCAATGCACAAATCGGGCTTGATGTTGTCAATGTGGCTTTAGCATCAACACAGTTGAAACGCATTGCAGACAACACCCTGATACAGGGCGCACCATCAGCCGAATGGTGGAAACTGCAAGATGCAAATTACCGACGCAAGTTCAAAAATGAAATCCGGCAAGGCATGGCAAACGGCGAAAGCATGGATGAGATAGTCAGTCGAATCAGGGGCAGGGCAACTCGCCGTCATGTTTCCGGCTATGTGATTAACGCTGAAGGCAATGCAGTGCTTAAAAGATTTACTGAATTCAAAGG